GGTAGTACAGAAACTACTGATGACTCAACAAAGAGCGGTAGAATTGTAATTGCTAATGATACTGGTACTGCTGTAACAGATCTAGGTCTCACAGCAACAACATATCTACAGCCTAAACTAACACAAAGCCCACATACAAGTGTTCCTACCTACAAGCGAACAGATAATGCAGGCACATCGCAGGGTTATCCAACAGGTTCTGTATGGGTTAAAACCACAGAGCCAGGCAACGGTTCTCGTTTCAGAGTAAGTCGTTGGAGCGGTGATACTAAGAGTTGGATTGCTTATTCTGCTCCGTTGTATGCAACATCGGATGATGCTTTATACTACCTAGATAGATCAAACGGCGGTTTAAATATTCCTGTTGATTCTGTATTTGTGCAGACCAATGCAACTGAAAACTACAGTTATGCATCTCCAGATAATACTTCTGGTGTAGACAACAGTCTTTCTACAGCAGAGTGGAGAGTATGGCGCAGAGCAGCAACCGGTAATACTGTTATTACTTCTAAAGTAGTTACAACCGGAACTTTAACTGCTGGTTCTAAGACATTTACAATTAAAGAATCGTTACAAGGTGCTACAGGTTTAAGCAGCGCATATACCATTACATTTACTGCAACTGGTACTGCTGCTGATGCAGTAACTATTGCTTCGGCAATTAACGGTCTAGCAATGACACACATCGAAGCCAGCGTAACTGCTGACGACGAACTTCAAATTTATCACAAAGCAGGCGGCGATTTCCGTCTAACTGAAACCAGCGGCACAAGTTTAAGTGCATTGTTTACTACATTTAGTTTAAACACAGGTTCGGGTACTGCTAACTTCTATGCAGCACCAGCAGGCGCAGCAGACGACTTTATTGCATCTAACTGGCAACCGTTAGCATATAATGATTTCTCAGCATCTGCAGATGCTCCATTGGCAGAGCCAGCAGACGGTCAACTATGGTTTAACCCAGCAGTTGGCGAAGTTGATATCATGGTACACAATGGTACAACATGGAAAGGCTACCAGAGCGTATTTGCTACTTCTGATCCAGCAGGTCCTCAAGTTTCTGCTACTGCTCCAACAACACAAAGCGATGGCACATCACTAGTACAAGGCGACTTGTGGATTAGCACAGCCGATCTAGAAAATTTCCCAACAATTTATCGTTGGGATAGTGAACTACTAGCATGGCAATTAGTTGATAAGACAGATCAAGTATCCGAAGAAGGTATTTTATTTGGCGATGCTCGTTGGGATCTCAACGGTGAAGAAAGCACACCTGCAACTATTGTTGATTTGCTAACTTCAGACTTCTTAGACTTTGATGCTCCAGATCCAGACTTGTATCCAAAAGGCATGTTGCTATGGAATACACGTAGATCCAGCGGAAACGTTAAGCGTTATGTCAACAACTATGTAGACACAACATCTGACAACACAAGAATGCCTGGTAGCCCAAGCATGACAGATTACTGGTCTGATCGTTGGGTAACTGCTTCTGCTAACAATGAAGATGGTTCTGGTTCATTCGGACGTAAGGCACAACGTAAGGTTGTTGTTGCAGCACTTAAGAGTGTAATTGACACCAGCGAAGAAATCCGCGACGAAGAGCGCAGAAACTTCAACATCATTGCTGCTCCTGGATATCCAGAAGTAATGCAGAACTTAGTTGGTCTAAACATTGATCGCGGATTAACAGCATTTGTTATCGGTGATACACCATTAAGACTACGTTCAGATGCAACAACATTAACCAATTGGGGTACTAATGCTAACTCTGTTACAGATAACGGAGATGACGGTATTGTAACCTATGACGAATACTTGGCTACATACTATCCAAATGGATTTACAACAGATCTAAGCGGTAGTAATGCAGTTGTTCCTGCAAGTCATATGATGCTTAAGACTATCGCCCTAAGCGATGCTGTAAGTTATCCATGGTTTGCTCCAGCAGGTACACGTCGTGGTGGAATCGTAAACGCAACTTCAGTTGGTTACATCGATTCTCTAACTAACGAATTTACAACAGTTCAATTAAACGAAGGTCAAAGAGATACACTATACGAATTGAAGATTAATCCAATCCCATTCTTCGTAGGTGTAGGACACGTTGCTTTTGGTCAGAAGACTCGCGGTAAGAATGCTTCTGCACTAGATAGAATCAACGTTGCACGTCTAGTAGTTTACCTACGTAGCCAGTTGAACAAACTCGCAAGACCATACTTGTTCGAACCAAACGACAAACTCACTAGAGATGAAATCAAAGGTGCAGCAGAAAGTCTATTGTTAGAATTAGTATCGTTGAGAGCGATCTATGACTTCGTGGTTGTTTGTGACGAAAGTAACAACACACCGAGCAGAATTGATCGAAACGAACTCTATGTGGATATCGCGATTGAACCTGTCAAAGCAATTGAATTCATTTACATTCCACTAAGACTCAAGAACACAGGAGAAATCTAAAATGGCAATTACTTCACTAGGTAGATTTGGCGTACCAGCAACCGATGCTGCATCAAGCACAGCGTTGCTGATGCCAAAACTCAAATATAGATTCCGTGTAACCTTCTTAGGATTTGGCGCAGGTGATACTATCGAATTGACCAAACAGGTCGTAGATACAGGTAGACCTAAAGTCAGTTTCGAAGAAATGCCGATCGAAATCTACAACTCCAAAATCAAACTTGCCGGCAAGTACAACTGGGATAATATCACTATTAACCTAAGAGACGATGCCACAGGCAATGTACAGAAGGCAGTTGGTCTTCAAGTACAGAAACAGTTTGACTTTATGGAGCAATCTTCAGCACGTTCTGGTATCGATTATAAGTTCCAAACTAATATCGAAGTACTAGACGGTGGTAACGGTCAAGATGCTGTTTCAGTTCTAGAAAGATTTGAATTATACGGCTGTTTCTTACAGAACGTAGACTACGGTGATTTGAACTACGGAACTAACGAACCTGCTACAATCGCTTTAACACTTGTATATGACAATGCTATCCAATTTGGCGCAGGTATTACAACAGGCGTTGATAGAGGTATTGGTGCTGCTGTTGCAAGAACTATTGGTCAAACAACAACAGGCTTTACAGGCGCTTAATAACACTAAGCAAACATCAAACCCGGTTTTATACCGGGTTTTTTTGTGACATAAATATTTGTATGGCCAATAAATTCACAGCATTTCTTAAAGGTGTTGCCAACGGATTCTTGCAAGAAGCAACCAATCCCAAAGGTAACCTAGGCAACTGGCAACATGCTAGTCGCTTGTTCTTGCCTAATTATTTTAGATTAGCACCAAGAACTAAATTTCTTTTCTATGTTAAATTTGATATATCACCTCAAGCATTAAAATCTCAAGTGTTTAAAAATAAACACATACAGGAAATGGCTTATCTAATTAAGTCCACTGACCTTCCAAAGTTTACAATCGATTCTGTTGTTAAAAATCAATATAATAGAAAAAAAATTGTTTACAAACAAATTACATATGATGCATTAAATTTAACATTCCATGACGACAGCCATGGTATTATGAATGCATTGTGGGCTATCTATTACGGTTACTATGTTGCTGATAGATCTAACCCAGATGCAGCATACGGTGATACAAAATATAGGCCGCTAGGTGATCCTCTAAGTAATTTTAGATATGGGTTGGATAACAACAAAGGCGAAGATCTCTTTGAAAAGATCACAATCTATACAATGAGCCGCAGACGATATCTTTCTTATACTTTAATCAATCCAAGAATTAAAACTTGGAATCATGGTGATATGAGTTATGAAGCCAGCGAGTTTAATACAAATTCAATGACGATTGAATACGAAGCGGTAGTTTACGATCAAGGCCAGGTAGGAGTAAACAGTCCTACAGGTTTTGCAGCAAATCCTGCTGTGTATGATCAAACTCCTAGCCCGTTGAGTGTGGCAGGTGGCGGCGTAGCCACTTTACTAGGCGATGGCGGTGTGCTAGACGGTATAGAACAAATATTTGGAAACGTAGCAGGCGGCAAGGCATTTGGATCAGTTGGCGGCTTCTTAGGTACAGCAGCAATGGCATTCAATACTGTTAAAAATGCCGGAAAAATTAACCTTGGAAGAGAGGCAGTTAATATACTTTCAAACCCAACCGCTGTTACAGGAATTATTAATAACGTTGGCGGCCTGCTAGGTTCTGTAATCCCCAAGAGTGGCGGTTCTGCGACTACTGGTACTATTGCCACGGCTAAGAAATTGTTAGGTGGCGGATAATGAATACAAATCTACCTATCGAAATTGAAAACACAGATTCGGCCGAAGCAACAAAATTATTTTTTGATCAGTACGGCATCAGCGGATACGAATACAGTGCCAACGAAGTATCTGCCACAATTGGATTTTTTACTGCTAAAGGATTTTCAAAAGAATCAGCACAGAGTATTGGTGCTGCAATTCTACGACAAGCAAGATTTGAAGGCAAACCTGTTTTTGAATTATTGGATTTAATCAAAGGTTTTACTCCTGCACAATTAAATGCAGTTATCGCAGAAATTTTGAACAACAACAGAAAACCCACAAGCCTTTTAGGTTTTCGCTCTAATCAAATTTCCAAATCAGAGATCGAAAGAAATATTGCACCATAATGGCTAGATTTGCTCAGGGACGTTTTGAAATGAAAAACCCTGCAAAATATGTAGGGAAGAAAACACCGTTGGCTCGCAGTAGTTGGGAATTTGTGTTTATGCGTATGTTAGATGAGCATCCCGGTGTAGAAAATTGGGCCAGTGAAAGCATACAGATCCCATATAGAGATCCCCTAACAGGAAAGTATACAATATACGTTCCTGATTTCTTTATTGTTTACAAAGATAAGAACGGCCGAAAACATGCAGAGGTAGTCGAAGTAAAACCTGCTAATCAAACTCTAAGAGAAAATGTAGGTAAAAATAGATATAATCAAGAACAATACGTTAAAAATCTAGCCAAGTGGGAAGCCGCTACTGCATGGTGTAAACAACAAAATATAAAATTTAGAGTTGTAAATGAATCTGATATATTCCATACAGGTTCAAAACGTAGATAAGTAATGTATGACTAAAAAACTTGAAGAATTGTTTAATCTAGATTCCAAAGAAGAAACTTCCAAAAAGGAAGAGATTAAACCTTCCCATGAGGAAGTAACTAGTGTAGAAGCCAGTTATAAAGCCGTACAGGAAATTACAAAAACTCTGCCGCAAATTCAAGAACTAGATTCTTTAGGTGAACAAGAATTAGATCACTTAGCAACTAAAGCAGAACAGGCCTACGACGATCTAATGGACTTAGGTATGAATGTTGAAGTACGCTATAGTGGCCGTATTTTTGAAGTGGCAGGAACGATGCTAAAAAGTGCTGTAGATGCTAAATCTGCTAAAATTGACAAAAAATTAAAGGCTATAGATCTACAACTTAAGAAGTATAAAATTGATAAAGATAACAACGAAGATCCAAACGATGTTATCAATGGCCAGGGTTATATCATTTCAGACCGTAACGAACTGCTGAAAAAACTAAGCGGAAAAGAATAAATATTACTATGAAATCTTTTAAAGAATATCTATCAGAAAGCGCAAAGGTCTACACCTTTAAAGTTAAAATTGCCGGAGCACTTCCGGAGAATTTTCAGTCTACTCTAAAAGACAAGTTATCCGACGTGGCTTGTGCTAAAATAGAGCAGTCTAAAAAAACTCCGATCCAAACTACTCCGCTAGATTTTC